CTAATAAATCATCAGTATCAATATCAACATAGTGACTACCTATGTGATCTAATACAGAACCTTCTCTGTTCAGTATGCTCAAGACATCACCTGACCGACCTTTGCCATTGAGTTTATACAGCCTAAAGCCACTGTAAGCTGCCCTGATTTCCTAGCCTCTTTTGCCAGTGATGCATATTGAGCTAATACTTCAGCCGTAAATTGTCTGCGGTCAATATCAAAGTCTTGCTTCAAGATCACAGTTGCCTCTTGAATATATCTGTCTATTGATCTTTGACTAACACCCCACTCAGTTGATGCAAACTGACTTATTTCTGATCGAACAGTACCA